TAACGTAAGCTTCAAGCGCGTGGACATCAGTGCTCTGCATCCTGCACATCCTGTAGTAAGAGTAGCTGACTATATAGACGCTAGAATAGAGGAAATGGTGCTGAAGACAGAGAAGAACGCTACAATCAATCTCAACTTCAACAAGAACATCCATGCATACACAGCGGAGATTAAGGACGTAGCAGCACATGGCGACAACGACACTGCTACGCTTACAATTACTCCAGTGGATGACACAGCCACCATAGTTGTAAAGAATGGTTCTTCAGTAGTAACTCCATCTGACGGTGTATATTCGCTCTCCTTGACTGATGGAGTCAATATCATCACTATCACTTGCACAGTCGGAACTGTATCCGAGGCTTATGTACTTGTGATTGAGTACACTGAAATCCCTCAAGCATGAGGTGATGTAAGTGAGAGTTAAGGTTTTGAGGACATTTGTTGACAAGCATACAGGCAAACTCCATAAGAAAGGCAAGGAGATGGAAGTATCCAAAGAGCGGTTCGAGGAAATCAACTCAACCGCTCATGGTGTTTTAGTGGAGCCCGTAACAACTGTAAAAAAACGAGTGCCAAAGGGATAACCCTTAAAAGTAGGTGATGAGCATGGCACTGCTGGATGAAGTCAAAAACTATCTGGATATAACCTGGCAGGACCAGGATACGGAGACCAAACTAATAGGCATTATCGAACGTGGGAAGAAATATATTGACAAAATAAGCGGAAAGGAGCAGGACTACGACCAGAATGATCTGGCAAAGTCTCTGCTCCTTGATTATTGCCTTTATGCACGCAACCAGGCATTGGCGGAATTTGCTCACGACTATCAGCATGAGCTTATGCAGCTACAGATTAGAGCTGACATAGAAAGGTGGCAGGATGCAAATGAAGATTCAGAGGAAGAAACCCCAAATGTTCAATGATGGCATTCTGACCATCTATTCCGTAATCAACGAGGCTTGCGCTGGCGACATGCCCAGGAAAGCGCTTGTGCCGAAGGTGGAAGGCTTAAGATATTCCAATCGAACTGTGGGTATGAGCAGGTATTGGACCGCAAAGCAGTACCAAGTTGAGATTGCAAGACTGGTCAGAGCTCCGCTCATAGACAAGGTATCCACGCAGGACGTGTGCGTTATAGGCGAGCAGCAATACACAATCGAACAGGTGCAGTATCCGGAGGATGTAATTCCTCCATGCATGGACCTGTCGCTGTCAAAGGTGGTGGATAAGTATGAACTTCCTGGTTATTAGGGACATTCTGAATAAGATCATCCCTGGCAAGGTTCATCATTACGAGGCGCTCGAAGGCGAAAAGGCACCTTACATAGTCTGGGCAGAAGATAGCGAAGGCAACACGCTGTATGCAGATGACAAGCGGGCTGAAGTGGTGCAGCAAGGAACTATCGACCTGTACACAAAGAAAGAATACGACCCTATCAAGGGTCAGATCGAGACTGCTCTTGACGAGGCTGGCATTTGCTTCTGGTACAACGGCGCTTACTTCGATAATGACACCAAGATTATCCACCATGAGTGGATCTGGGAGGTGGCATGATGGCTAGGATGACAATTAAAGCTGGTGACGAATACATGACCAAGCTTTCATATGCAGGAACGGGAGCATCAGCCATATCCAAAAAAGCAATATTCGAGGGTGCAAGGATTGTGGCTGACGCCATAAGAGAAGCCATAAAAAACTTGCCTGAGGACAGGTTCCGGCTCTTGCAAAAGGGTGAAAAGTTCTCAGGAGTCCCCAAAGAGCACAAGCAGGCGCTTCTGGATGGGCTTGGCATTATGCGTATTTCAGAGGATAAAAACGGAGACTATATGACCCGTATTGGCTGGGAAGGCTATGCGGGCCCAAAGACAGCAAGCAAGAAGTACCCAAAAGGACTTCCTACTGCGCTTATAGCACGCTCTATAAACAAGGGGTCCATTGTCAGGCGCAAAATCCCATTCGTGAGGAAGGCTCTCAACGAGGTGAAGGAGACAGTCATAAAGGCAATGGATGAGGTAATAAACCGTGAACTAGAAAAATTGATGAAGAGGTGAGAGAATGGCAAATATAGGACTTAGGACATTTCTGTATGCTCCGCTAGGTGCTGACGAAAAATATACGGAAGAACCCGCAAGGCTAGCAGGGGCAATCAGTTATGACGAAAACATAGAGACAAATGAAGCCGAGCTCTATTATGATGATGAGCTTGGTGAATATGATTATTCATTCGTTCGTGGCACATTGACACTTGGCATTGATGACGATGACGAGGTGATTTTTGCTCCGCTTCTTGGAAACAAGGTGGAGGAAGTTACATTTGACGAAGCGGAGCTCAAGGTTGTTCAGGACATGGCATCTGATCAACCTGTTCCTGTGGGCTTTGGCTTTATCGAACGCAAAAGGGTTGGCGGAGCTGACAAGTTCAGGGTGAAATTCTATAAGAAGGTCACCTTTCGCCCGATTAACAACAGCGGACAGACCAAAGGAAGAAATATGGAGTTCTCTACTCCTACTGTTGAAGGAGTCATTCAGACTCTTTCTGATGGAAGCTGGAGGACAAGAGCCACTTTGGACGATTTGGAAACCGCAGTAGCATTCCTCGAAAGCCTATTTGTGCAGAGCGTACCAGAGGAGGGCGGCGGACAGTAAGGTGGACAGACATAACGAGAGGGCAATGCCCTCTCTCTTTTTTGAGAGGAGGAAATTCCAATGATTGATGATTTGAAATATATTGAGTGCAATGGAGAAAAATATCCTATCGCATTTTCAATGAATGTCTGGGTTGATATACAGAAAACTTACGGAACACTTGATGCCTGGACAAATCTTGTTTCACGAGAAGGAAAGGAACCTGACTTTGAGGCGCTTAGATACGGACTGTATCTAGCCATGAACGAAGGTATTGACATAGAAAATGAAAAGACAGGCGGTAGCCGGCCATATTTGACCGAGAAGCAGGTTGGAAGATTAATTACTGACATTGCGACGATTGCAAGACAAATGCAGAATATCGTTATTGAACAGGCTGGAGTTGACACGCAAAAAAACATAACGACCGGGCAGAGTCAGAACCAATAGATTTTGCCCGGATTTTGTATATCGGAGTTAAAAAACTCGGCTTCTCGGAAAAGGAAGTCGGGCGAATGACCATTGCCAAGTTTAATGCATTATACAGGGCATACCAGGACGATTTCGACTTAGAGCTGATGATGCGGATTAAAGGTATTACATACGAAAAGTTGAAAAACATGAGTTCAGCTTCAAATGATGAAGAAATTGTCTACTTCTGAGGGGGTGAGAAGGGATGGCTTATGACATAGGTCCACGTATTGGCATAGAAGGCGAAAAAGCGTTTCGAGACGCAATAAACACAATAAACGCACAGATGAAGGCGCTGAGTTCAGAGATGAAAGTTGTCGCTACAGAATTTGATAGGAGCGACAACAGCATGGATGCACTAAGAAGACGGCATGAAGTGCTTGAAAAACAGGTGCTAAAGCAGAGGGAAGCCTTGGACAAGCTCAAGGAAGGACTGCAAGCAAGCATTGATGCGCATGGTGCGGACAGCAAGGTGACTGCAGATTGGCAAAGAGTGGTTAATGAGGCTACTGCCAAGCTGAACACTCTTGAAAAGGAACTCAAAGACAATGCAGAGGCAATGAAAGATGCCGCAAAGCCTACGGAGCAAAACGCTAAAAACGTAAAAGAATTAGGCGACAATGCTGACGAGGCAGGCAAGAAGACATTGACTCTTGGCGATATTATCAAGGCAAATCTTATTTCAGATGCCATTATTGGAGGGATCAAAGCTCTAGGTAGTGCAGTAAAAGGAATTGCAACTTCTGCAATCGGATCCGCAAAAGAAGCGGCGGCATTTGCTGATGAAATTCTGACATTGAGCCAAGTTACTGGCATTGCAACCGACACATTGCAGGAACTCTACTACATGGAAGAGCTTATTGACGTATCCCTGGATACAATGACCTCCTCAATGAACAGACAGATAAGGTCAATGGCTAATGCTCAGAGGGGAACAAAAGAGGCTGTTGAAGCTTATGAAAAACTTGGCATTAATATATATGACGCAAACGGAGCATTGCGTGACAGCAATGAGGTATTCTGGGAAGTAATTGACTCACTTGGTTCAATGGAGAATGAGACCGAGCGTGACGCAATCGCAATGCAGCTCATGGGTAGGTCTGCGCGAGACCTTGTACCGCTTATGGAGCTTGGCAGTGAAGGAATCAAGCAGTTTCAACAGGAAGCCAGAGAGATGGGAGCAGTACTCTCAGAAGAGACTCTCGAAGTTCTTGGCAATTATGATGACGCATTGCAAAGACTAGACCGTTCAAAGAAGATTCTGACTAACACTTTTGGAGCGTTGTTCGCTCCTGTGTTGGAGGACATCACAAATTCTCTGGTAAAATATACAACACAATTCTCCAAGGCTGTCCAGGAGTCTGAGGGCAACGCAGGAAAAATCGGCGAAGCGATAGGACAGATCCTATCAGACATAGTCAATGACATTGTAAAGAGCATTCCTGATATTATTGAAGCATCAAAAAACATCGTCATGTCGTTCGCACAAGGTTTAATGGCTAACATGCCTGAGATAATACCTGCGGCAATAGACATGATTAATACGCTGATTAATGGCATTTTGGGTATGCTCCCGGAGATAGTTAATGCTGCACTCCAAATTGTCGTTGGGCTTGCTCAGGGTATTGCGCAGAGTCTGCCTACTCTTGTACCAACGATTGTAGATACAATCCTGCTGATAGTGGATGTAATAATTGAGAATCTACCGCTACTGGTAGAAGCGGCTGTGGCAATCATAATCGGACTGACACAGGGACTTATAGAAGCTCTGCCAATATTACTGGAGAGATTGCCGGAGCTTGTGGAGAAGATTGTTGACGCACTCATTGACAGCGCTCCGCTGCTTATAGATGCAGCAATTGAGCTGATTGCGGTGCTGATAGAAGGATTCTTTTCGGATCCGCTGATGTTCACCAAGGCAGCATGGAAAATTGTGTTCGCTCTCATTGAGGGCATTGTTAAAATGCATGTGTCACTGGCACAAAAAGGCGCAGAACTGGGCAAGAAGTTTATTGAAGGAATCACGGAGATATTTCCAAATCTGAAAACCATAGGCAAGCAGATGATTGAAGGACTCATGCAGGGCATTACTGACACAATGGGATGGGTCAAGGACAAGGTCAAAAATGTCGGAAAGACCATTACAGATGGCTTCAAAGACATCTTTGGAATCCGTTCTCCTTCAAAGCTTTTCGAGGAGGAGATTGGAACAAACCTTGCACTGGGTATTGGTGAAGGATTCAGCAATACGATGAAAAATGTTTCCAAGTCCATGCAGAAGTCCATTCCGACAAAGTTTGACACGGACGTCACTGTCTCCCGAGGATCTTTTGGAGACTATGACACAATGAAACGTGCGTTCGTGGATGCACTCAAAGAGCTTAACCTTACAGTCGTTGTTGACGAAACGCAATTTGGCAGGGTTGTCAATCGCAACGTGGCAAGAGAGGTGTTTGCATGATGAAAAACTGGTTTGAATTTAAAGGAATAAGGTCCGATTATTTTGGGATTTACATACAGCAGATGCCGACAATTCAGAAGCCGCCCAAAAGGCATAATCTGACCTATATTGACGGGGTTGACGGTGCAGAGGTTGAAGAGTTGGGCTATGACCCATATGACAAGCTCTTCAGGATTGGGCTAAAGCATCCTGGTAGAATCAACGAGATAAACTCCTGGCTTACTGGCAGTGGTTACCTGATCATGTCAAACGAGCCTGAATATAAATATGAGGCTTATGTATTATCTGCAATTGAATACCGCAGGGTGATTAGATTCCACTTTGCGGATATTGTATTTTTGGTCCAGCCTTACAAGTACCTGGTTAACGAGCAAGCGACAACAAGTCTGACAGTCTATAACGCAGGCACGGTTGACTCATTGCCATTGATGAGGATTACAGGAAGTGGCGAGGCACAGTTGCTTGTCAACGACTTCCTTGTATGCACTCTTGATATTGACGAATATGTCGTACTGGATTCCAGGATGCAAAATGCGTATAAGGGCAACCAACTAAAAAACCGCCAGATGGTAGGCAACTTCCCGGTATTAAAGCCAGGGAAGAATGTGATCTCCTATATTGGAGATGTTACAGAAATAGAAACTCTGGCAAGGAGTAGATTCTTATGATAAG